ATAAAACTCATATCAGTACCAAATCCAAAGTCTTTTGACTTGGTGCAACTAAAAGTAATGCCATCACCATTCTTGGTGACACAAAACTCTGCGTCCATTGCAGCTTTAATTGATGATGAACCTCTTGATCTTCCTTTATCACCATGTCCAGAATGGTGTACTGTTACAATCGCAGCATCTAAACGTCTAGCAAGTAATTCTATAGACTTAAAATACATTGCCATATCTTCAGAGCTGTTTTCATCTCCAACCATGTTACGATGCAAAGTATCAATGATAATAATATCAGGTTTAAAATCTAACTCTGCGACTATTTTTAAAATATCATCAGCTTCTTTACTATCTAATAAATTAATAGAGCGTCTGCTTAATCGTATATTCTTTGGTGGTTCTCCATATTTTTGTGATAATGCTTTAAAACGCATTGAAGCACCACGCAAACCTTCACCCATAATGATTAAAGTTTTAAGCTCTTCTTTTATCTTGTGACCATGCCAGTTTCTACCTGTTGCAGCACAAAACGCCCAATCCATTGCAAACAAACTTTTACCTGCGCCAGATTCACCAAAAAGAAGATTCATTGATCCACGTTCAAGTATGCCTTTTATTAACCAATTAGGCTTCTTGATGCTTGCCATCATATCTTCAATGGTGATGAACAAACCTTCCTGCTTTACCTTTCCAAATACAATGTCACGAACTGCATCAATTCCTTTTTCTGACATCATATCGTTAAAGTCACCATCAATGGTTGGTAATACAATATCAACACCACATTCTTTTGCCTTGTTAATGCCAACTCCACTGGTGTCATTGTCTGCACAAATAACTATTTTCTTGCCAATGTATTTGCTTGCTAACATTTGCGTTACTGGCTTAAGATTTCCAGCGTTAAATGCTATACATACAGCTAGTTTTGTTGCCTGGTGTAAACTATCCGCAGTTGCAAATCCTTCTGCTATCAATAAAGTTTCAGAATCAGAAGGATCGCCAATCCAACAATGACCTCCTGCCATCTTACCGCCAGAATGAAACCGCTTTGCTCCATCGCTAAAAATTGATTGTACTGACTGAATTTCTCCATCTGCACCATATACAGGTATGATTAACTTTCCTCCAAACATACGAGCCATATTTGGACGTATGCCCTTGTTAGTCAGATAGTCATGGCTTACTACTTGAACTGCATTATCAAATAATACCTGAGCCTCTTTTGCAGCTATAGCATAAGCAGCATCACGTTCAGCAATAGCTTTTCGTTTTGCTTCCTCAAATTGCTGACGCATGGCTTCCTGCTCATGTATATCAGGAACATAATCACGTTTTTCAAACCATTGGTGTTGCTCTCCACTGCGCCAACAACCAAATACAGCACCACGAGCATCATCGAATACATTAACCCAACCTGACCTATCATTTCTTTTGCCGTTGGTTGAAAAACGAGTAACTTTACCAACTGCTATGCTAGAAGGTGGTTCATAACCTACAGCTCTGATTGCATCACATAACTCAGGCAACATTGAAATAGTCACTCAGTCTTTTAATTAAATCATAGGGAATGATCTTCAATTTATTATTGGCAAACTTCCACAGCACATTATATTTAATGCCAGTATTCTTTGATAAATAAGTTAAGTTTAAAGGTTGCAGTTTTTTTATGATTTCTTCTGGTGTGAACATTATTTTTTTCCCTTTGTTAAAAATTATTTTGTTTTAGGTGTTGCAATTCTAAATTATTTAAGTAAAATGTGCAACGGAATTAGAGAAAAAGATTTTTAACCGTAAGGAGAAATACCATGAGCATACTAAGCTCTATTGCTAAACCAGATGATCGTTCGATCATTTGTACAATAACTGGCGATGCAGGATTGGGTAAAACCAGTTTAGCTGCCACATTTCCAAAACCTATATTTATCAGAGCTGAAGATGGTTTACAAGCCATACCAACAGCAACAAGACCTGATGCTTTTCCATTGCTATCTAATGTTGATATGTTGTGGGAACAATTAACAGCATTGATTAAAGAAGATCATGATTATAAAACCTTGGTTATTGATAGTGTCACTCAGCTTGATAATTTGTTCACAAATCACATTGTCGATACTGATCCTAAAAAGCCACGAACCATTGCACAAGCACTTGGAGGGTATGGTGCTGGCTTCCAAGCGTTATCAAGTTTGCATGGCAGGGTACGCAAAGCTGCTGGCATACTTAATGAAGTCAAGGGTATGAACATTGTGTTTATTGCACATAGTGAAACAGAAACTATTGAGCTTCCAGACCAAGACCCTTACACCAGATATAACATTCGTATGCAGAAGAAGTCTGTATCTCATTACACTGATAATACCGATTTGGTGGGTTATCTTAAGCTAGAAACCCATACATTTGGTGATGGTGAGCGAAAGAAAGCAATCAGTGACGGTACTAGAATACTGGTAACATACGCCTCCGCTGCAAATATATCAAAGAACCGCTATGGAATTAGCGAGGACTTATTGGTTGTAAACGGAACAAACCCACTATTAACTTTAATACCAAGCATCGGAGCATAAACAAATGGCAAACTTTTGGACAACAAGCGATAACCAAGAAATTACTACTAATGGTGAATTCACTTCTGGTGGCATGATTGAAAACATACCAGACAATACAACTTGTTTGGCAATGATTGATGAAGCTGGTCTTGCTGAGTATCAAGGTGATGAATACATTTCATTAAGATGGGTAATAGCTGAACCTGCTATTTACAAAGGACGCAAGATATTCCAAAAGGTGCGTGTATTTGATGTTGATTCTAAGAAAGCAGATAAAGCTAAAAAGATGTTGGCAGCTATCGATGCAAATTGTGGTGGCAAGTTAGCACAATCTAATGAATCACCAAATGATACTGCAATGGCTAAAGCATTATTGAATAAACCAATGTTGATAAAAGTAATGGTTTGGGATTTAGAAGGCAGAACTGGTAATTGGGTGGCTTCTGTAGCTCCACGCAAAGGTGCTACACAAGTTAAAGAAGAAAAGTCAGCAGAAACCAGTGTTGTTGATATTGATTCTATACCCTGGTAAACAACTAACGCACAAGGATGTGCATTTTTAACTATAACTATAAGAGTAAATAAAATGACTGAAAAAAATGTAAACAGATTGACTCAAAAACAAGTTTGGGAAATTTCAAAAAAAATAGAAGCAGATATTGAGTTGTACAGAAATGTTGAATACAAGTCTATTGCTGAATCAATGGAATTAATATTTGATTATGAAATTACTATATCAAATATCCAGCACATTAAAGAAGTAACTGGATTGCAAATTGGCAGACCTTCAAAAAGACATCTTTCAACAGCTCAAGAAGATATTAAGGCAATCGCAAATTTATTACTTGGAGTTAAGAATTTTGAAAATAACGTCATGTTGTTGGCTATTGTTAATAAAATATAAGGATATTATTTATGGAACAACAAAGAACAGAAGAATGGTTTAAAAAAAGAAATGGTCGTGTAACTGGATCAAGTGTTGGTGCAATCTTAGGGTTATCTCCCTTTATGAAATGTGAAGATGTTATGCGTAATATGGTGCGTCAATATCATGGCTACCCAAGTGAGTTTACCGGTAATGTTGCGACTAGCTATGGAACGTATAACGAACCCAATGCTTTAGCTGATTACGAATTGAAGTTTAATACAAAAGTCGTAGAAACTGGTTTTCATACTTTTGAAGATTGGCTTGGAGCATCACCAGACGGTTTGATTGGGGACGATTTATTGATAGAGATTAAATGTCCATATGGGTTGCGTGACAAGAACCCACCAGAGTTTAAGTCTATAGACTACCAAACGCATTATTGGTTACAAATACAGATTCAACTTCTTGTTACTGGTCGCCAATGGTGTCACTTCTACCAATGGTCAGCACACGGATATATGCTTGAAACAGTGCAATTTAATCCATTAGCTATTGAAGAATATTTACCAAAATTAAAAGACTTCTACAATGAATATCTTGTAGAACGTGAACTTCCACAAGCACAAAAGTATCTTGATGAAAAACGCCAACAAGTTAGGTGTGAAGGTCAAGTTGATCGTTATTTGATGATTGCAGAGCAGATAAAAGAACTTGAAGCAGAAAAGAAAAGATTGTTGGATGAAATAGTTAAACTTGCTGATGGTAAAGATAGTGAGATAGATGGACACAAGCTAACACAAGTACACCGTGAAGGCGCTATATCCTACGCTAAAGCCATAAAAGAACTAATGCCTGATGCAGACCTAACTAAATACCAGTCTGCTCCTAGTAGTTATTGGAGATTGACATGAGAACTTATAACAGAAATAAGAATGTTTGGGATGCAGGCGTAGAAAGATTAGATTTTATATTTAATAATTTTGAAAGAATATATATTTCATTTTCAGGTGGCAAAGATTCTGGAGTAATGCTTAATTTTGTTTTGAAATATATGAGGGAAAAAGGGATAACAAAAAAAATAGGTATTCAAATTTTAGACAATGAAGCAAATTATGAATTGTCTGTAGAGTTTATGCACAGAATACTTGATTCAAATAGAGATTTGCTTGAAATTTATTGGTGTTGTTTGCCAATAACGCTTCCTTGCACAATAAGTTCGTATGCAGTTGAATGGCAATGCTGGGGTAATAGAGATAAAGAAAGATGGATACGTCCTATGCCAAAACAAGATTACATTGTTAATTTTGAAAATCATAATTTTCCATTTTTTGAAGAAGATATGCCATACGATAAATTCTGGGATGGATTTTCAGAATGGTATTCACAAGGCAAAACTTGCGCAAATTTAATTGGAATTAGAACTGTTGAAAGTTTAAACAGGTTTAGAGCAATTATGAATCAACGCAAGGAAACATTAGGTGGTCAAATGTGGACAAAAAAGAATACTGAACATTCTTATAATTGTTACCCCATTTATGATTGGAGAACAGAAGATGTTTGGACGGCTAATTATATATATGATTGGGATTACAACAAACTTTACGATATTTTTTATAAAGCAGGTATTCCAGTTCATAGAATGAGAGTTGCGTCTCCATTTATGTCTGAATCTAAATCTAGTTTAGGCTTGTATCGAGTTATTGATCCTCATACATGGGCTAAATTATGTGCCAGAGTTCAAGGTGCTAATTTTATAGCAACTTATGGAAAACAACTTAATTACAATACTTTTAAACTTCCAGAAGGCCATACATGGAAATCATTTGTTAAATTTTTATTAGCAACTTTACCGGAGGAAGTTTCTATAAATTTTAAAATGCGGTTTGTTCAGTCTATAAAATACTGGGGTAGAGTTGGGCAAACCGTATCAGACAGCACTTTAAAACAACTAAGAGAAAGTAACCGTATAAAGATAAAAGAAAACGGATTAACTCCTCATGGAAGAAAAGACAAAATTAGAGTGATAATTAAAAAATACCCAGACCATACTGATGATATAAGAAATAATAATAGTGAAATTGCGTCATGGAAACGATTTGCAATTACTATTTTAAAAAATGACCATACCTGTAAATACATGGGATTTGCTCCAACAAAAGAACAAACATTGAGACAACGTAATATTATGGAAAAATATAAAAAATTATGAAAATAATTAAATTACATGAATTAGCAGGAACAGAAAGAGAAGTTAAATGCCCAAAAGGAGGTTTTTTAAGCAGAAGGTTTTTGCTTGAAAAAGACAATATGGGGTTTTCTGTAACAAATACAATAATACCTCCAAATGGAGAGCAACATTGGCATTATAAAAATCATCTTGAAGCTTGTTATTGCATAAAAGGTCATGGATGTATTACAAATAAAAATACAGGAGAAAAGCATAGAATATTGCCCGGCACAATGTACGTTCTTGACAACAATGATCCGCATTCATTTATAGCTTTTTCTACAGTAGAGCTGCTATGCGTATTTAACCCTCCATTAACAGGACTTGAGGTCCACAATAAGGATAATTCATATGACATTTAAATCTCCAGTTTATAACGTACTTTGCGTTCCATTTAGCCAAGTAACTGCAAATGATTACAACCCTAATGCAGTTGCTCCACCTGAAATGGCTTTATTAGAAACATCAATATGGGAAGATGGATATACGCAGCCAATTGTTACTTATTATGATGATACAAAAGACATTTACATTGTAGTAGATGGTTTTCACCGCTATTTAACAATGAAAAATAGTGAGCGCATAAGAGAGCGTGAAAATAACATGCTGCCAATTGTTGTAATTAAAAAAGAACTTGGCGACAGAATGGCATCTACTATCAGACATAACAGAGCTAGAGGATCTCATAATATTGAATTAATGAGTACTATAGTTTCTGAGCTTGTTGAAATGGGGAAAGGAGATTTCTGGATATGTAAACATATTGGAATGAGCGTTGATGAGCTATTAAGATTAAAACAAATAACTGGCGTTGCTGCTTTATTTCAAAATCGTAGTTTTTCTGATAGTTGGGAAGCAGATGAAGAAGAATGGGCTTAGGATTTATCATCCTTGGTGGCTATGGGAGTGCTATAAAGCAGGATTTTATAGCACTATTCCACCTGATGGAAAAACAAAAGAACAGTGCAAAGAAGAATATGCAATTTTTTTATCAGATATTGAGTTGTTTAATTATTCAATGGATGAAGTAATAAAAACATGGAAATATTCTTCAGAGCATTTTTTATCTAATCCAAGTATAAATAGAATAGCTTGGCTTGGGCAGTCATCAATGTGTTTGGCAAATAAAATACCAAGCACATTTAAAAGTGGCTTCTTTTTATTAAATGATTATCAAAAAATAGAAGCAAACAATGCAGCAAGGATAAAATTAAATGATTGGGAAAATACAAGATTATATTAATAAATGGAAAGAACAGGGTTATCCAATAGATATTCCTGATGAAGTTCCTGTTGAATTAATGAAAAATAACTTAGCTCCATCATACAAAGCTATAGCAATAGCTATTTTAAAAAACGATCATGGTTTATTAACGCTTGGCAATACAGCAAAGCCATCAAAATGGTATTCTTTTTTTAAACGTATTGAACTAAGTAATTAATGATTATGAAACTCCGCACATACCAACAACAATCACATGATGCAGCTATAAATTGGATAAAGAAATGTACTGATCCGTGCGTATTAGAATTGCCAACAGGGAGTGGAAAGTCTTTAATTGTTGCAGCAATAGCAAATACACTACACCAAGTTAGTGGTGGAAAGCATATATTGTGTCTTGTCCCATCAAAAGAGCTGTTAGAACAAAATGCGGAGAAATATAGAGATACGGGTAATCAATGCAGTTTGTTTAGCGCAAGTGTTGGTGAAACGTGTTTAAAACATCCAGTTGTTTTTGGCACACCTGTTAGCGTCAAGAATAAAATACACAGATTTGGTTCTAAATTTTGTGCTGTTGTACTTGATGAATGCTTTACTGGAGAAACTTTGATAAGCACACCAAGTGGCAAAAAAAGAATTGATGAAATACAAGTAGG